ATATTTGAAGGTTCATATAGTGCCTACGGTCAAACTAGAAAAACAGAAGAGTTTGACGAGAGAGGTAAACATAAAACAAGATCTTTCATAATTAAAAAAAGACCCACAAAACAAATGTTTCAAGAACATTTGGAGGGTAAAGATCCTGCTCTCGGTATTATTCCAATAAACGAACAAAATAAATGTAAATGGGCTTGTATAGATATTGATTTATACAATGGCTTTGATCACAAAGAATTAATTAGAAAAATTAAAGAACAAGAATTTCCACTATTAGTGTGTAGATCTAAATCTGGTGGTGCTCATGTATTTTTATTTGCAGATAATTTTGTACCAGCAGCTTTATTTAGAAATAAATTAAAAGATATGGCAGCTAAACTTGGTTATGCTAATGCAGAAATATTTCCAAAACAAAACAAAGTAGATATGCAAAAAGGTGGAACAGGTAGTTTTTTAAATTTACCTTATCATAACATGAAAATGACAATGAGATATGGAATTAAAGATGATGGGTCGGCAATGTCTATAAATGAATTTTTTATGGCGCATAATAAAGTAAAACTATCAGAAGATCAACTGTCAAAATTAACCATAAAAGAAGAAAAAGTAGTTGACAATCTACTCAAAGGTGCGCCACCATGTTTGGTTACAATTTCTAAACAAGGAATCCCTAACGGTCAAAGAAACAATGCCATATATAATTTTGGTGTGTATTGTAAAAAAAGATTTCCTGATACATGGGATAGAGAACTCTTCAAATATAATGATGCATATTGTAAACCACCACTAGATAAAAAAGAGGTAGACACATTAATTAAATCTATTGAAGGCAAAGAGTACAACTACAAGTGTAAAGATGAACCTATTGCATCATTTTGCAATTCTAAAAAATGTGTAATGCAAGAGTTTGGTGTTGGTGATGGGTTACCAGAAACAGAAATAAAAGAAATACAAAAGTATGATTCTGATCCACCACTATATTATGTAACGATAGGTGATGAACAAGTAGAAGTAGAGTCACAAGATTTACATGAGCCAGATAGATTTTCGTTAAAATGTTTAGAACAAATTAATCAAGCGATGCCACCAGTGGGTAAACTGATTTGGAGAAAGGCAATAAATAAATTATTAAAAAATACGATACCAATAGAAGCACCTGAATCTACAAAGATAGATGTACAACTCAAAGAAATGTTAACTGATTACACAATGAAAATACCAGGGAAAGATTGGAAAGATATATTAAGAGGTCTTTCATATACAGAAGAAGGTATCAGCTATTTTAAATTTAAAGACTTTTGGAAGTATGTTGTAAGAACAAAACTCTGGGACACAAAAAAATACCCTAAATCTAAAACAGCTAGAATGTTACAAACGTTGTTTGGTGCTGAAGAAGTTCCAGGCAAAATAAATAATAAAAGCGTTAGATATATTTCAGTCAAACAACAAGACGTTAATAAACCAATTGTTAGAAAAAACAAAATGAAGGAGCCACCTTTTGCGTAGAATAATTATACCTGGTCCACCAGGAACAGGTAAAACACATAGATTAATGCATTATCTAGAGGCAGAATTAAAAATGACAAAGCCAGATAAGATAGCATACATAGCCTTTAGTAACGCAGCGGCTAATGAAGCTAAAAAAAGAATTACTAATGATAAAGTTTTTGTAAGCACTATGCACGCTTTTGGTTCTAGAGAACTAGAATTAAAAACTTCAACACATCTTTTGAAGAATGAAAAATGGAAAGGATTTAAAAACTATTCTAGGTATTGCGCTGATCTTTCTTTTGAGAGTTACATAAATGAGTCTGGATATCCACAATATAAAAATTCACACATGAAAATAATAGAATATGCAAGAAATAAAAAAATGTCTTTGAGTGATGCAGCTGTTGAACTTGATTTACACTACAGCACAGACATTTGGTTAACCGAACAAATCTATCAGGATTTAATGACATACAAAGATCAAACAGGTATGTTTGAATATTCTGATATGATTTCTAAGTTTGTCGAGGAAGATGCGTGTCCACCACTACACTGTGTTTTCCTCGATGAAGCCCAAGATCTAAGTCCTCTGCAGTGGGATATGTTCTTTTACATAGAGAGTAAGTGTACTCGTTCATACATTGCAGGGGACGATGATCAAACTATTTATACTTTTCAAGGAGCAGACCCTAGTATTTTTATAAATTTAAAAGGTGAGTTAGATCCACAAATAAAATCACGTAGAGTTCCTGAAGCCATACATAAACTAGCCACTTCAATTTTTCCACACATGTCACAGCGTTTAGTTAAAAAATGGGAACCAAGAGAGTCTGTAGGTAAAGTTTATACACACGTTGATTTTCATTCTATAGATTTCTCAAAAGAAAATTGGATGATACTAACAAGAACAAATAAAATGTTAGAGCCTTTGAGAGAACATTTATATGACTTAAATTTAAGATTTGATGCTAAGTCTCAAGAATTACTTCCTAATAAAATGTTAACTGCGTATAGAACTTGGATAAGACTAAACCAAGGAGCTTTTGTTAATAAAGAAGAAGTAGAAGATTTATGGAATTATCTAACGGTAAAAAAAGGACATCTTGTAAGAGGATATGCAGGTGGCAAGACTCTAGAAACTATCGACTCGATTAATATTGAAGGACTCAGAGAACATCACGGGTTGCGAGCGACGGGGAGCTGGGACACATTAAATTTTCCAGAATCTAGCAAAACCTACATTAGAACGATTCTAAACAACGGAGATGACTTGATGAAACCAGCTAGAATAAAATTGTCTACGATTCATAGTGTAAAAGGTGAAGAGTGTGATAATGTAGTTTTGTTTACAGACTTAGAAAGAATTATTTATGAGTCAGCTCAAAGAGATGCTGATCCAGAGCATAGAACTTTTTTTGTAGGTATAACAAGAGCAAAAGAAAAAATATTCATAACCAATCAAGATTATGAATATCAATATAATATAGGAGTGCCATTAATATGACAGATATAAATATGTTTGAAGAAATGAAAGAACAACCACAAAAAGTTCAAATAGGTGGATCACATTATAAACATTTCCACATTCAGCCGTATGAGTTTATTTCAAAAAATAATCTCTCGTTCTTCCAAGGATGTGTTGTAAAATACGTTTGTAGATATATGCATAAAAACGGAATAGAGGATTTAAATAAAATCATTCACTATTGCGAATTAGAAAAAAAGAAGCTACAAAGTATAAAAAAGAAAAAGAAATAATGTTTACAGCGCAAATAGAATGGGATTGTCCAGAAGAATTTCCTGACTTATCAGGAGAAAAATATATTGCAATAGACTTAGAAACAAAAGATCCAGATTTAAAATCAAAAGGTTCTGGTGCTATACAAGGGCACGGAGAGATAGTAGGTATTGCCGTAGCTACAGAAGGATGGAGGGGATACTATCCAATAGCTCATGAAGGTGGTGGTAATTTAGATAGAAGAATTGTTTTAGAATGGTTTAAAAAAGTTTGTGCAACAGATGCTGTAAAAATATTTCATAATGCAATGTATGATGTGTGTTGGATAAAAGCATACAATATACCTATCAATGGACATATTATTGATACTATGGTTATGGCATCTTTAATTGATGAAAATAGATTGTGGTATACACTTAATAGTATTTCTTTTGATTATCTTGGAGAAGTAAAAGACGAAAAAGCTTTGAAAGAAGCTGCAGAGTCTTGGGGTATAGATCCTAAAAAAGAATTATATAAATTACCTGCAATGTATGTTGGTAGTTATGCAGAGCAAGATGCTAAACTTACATTAGAATTATTTAAAGTTTTATCTAGAGAGATAAGTAAACAAAATCTAACAAACATATTTGATCTAGAAACACAATTGTTTCCGTGTTTAATTGATATGAAATTTAAAGGCGTTTGTGTTGATGTACAACATGCTCATAAATTGAAGCAAGAGTTATCACAACAGGAAGAGTTACTCCTATCAGAAGTAAAAAAGCAAACAGGAATAGATGTTCAAATATGGGCAGCAAGATCAATCGCCAAAGTTTTTGACAAACTGTCTTTAGTTTACGCCAGAACCGAGAAAACGCAGTCACCTTCATTTACAAAAAATTTCCTTTCCACACATAATCATCCTGTAGTTCAAAATATAGCAAAAGCTAGAGAAATTAACAAGGCACACACAACGTTTATAGATACTATATTAAAACATCAACATAGAGGTAGAATACATGCAGATATAAATCCAATAAGATCAGACCAAGGTGGTACGGTCACAGGAAGATTTAGTTACTCTAATCCAAATCTACAACAAATACCTGCAAGAAATAAAGATCTAGGTCCTATGATCAGATCTTTATTTATTCCAGAAAAAGATCACAAATGGGGTTGTTTTGATTATAGTCAACAAGAACCAAGACTTGTTGTACATTATGCAGCCACTACGGAACCAATTTGTTTTGATGAATCTGTCTCAAACATCGTAGATAAATTTAAAGACAACACCGTAGACTTTCACCAAACTGTAGCTGATATGGCCAATATATCAAGGACACAAGCTAAAACTATAAACTTAGGATTGTTCTATGGTATGGGCAAGGCTAAACTACAAGCTGAATTAGGATTAAATACTAAACAAGAAGCAGAAGAATTATTTAATACTTATCACACTAACGTACCTTTTGTCAGAGATCTTATGAATTACACATCTAAGACAGCACAAACATCTGGATCTATTGGAACTTTATTAGGACGTAGATGTAGATTTACAAAATGGGAACCAAATCAATTTGGTATGCATAAACCTATGGAATTTGA